TCCATCAATGGGGACCGGAAGTACTCCGCTGACGACTTCGGCCGCATGTTCGATGGAGTCATCTCGGATGGCATATTCCAGAACTGGGGTCGAGGCTACCAGGTGGCCAAGGGTTCCGGGCGAGAGATCATCGTCCAGTCCGGCCGCGCCTGGTTCAAGGGGCACTGGATCGAGAACGACGCAAACAAGGTCTACGCGCTCACCGAGGGCGCTACGGACGGCGATCGTTATGATGCCATAACCCTCAGGGTCGACAAGACGCCTAGCGTTCGTTCCGCTGGTACCCGTGTTATTCAGGGAACTTCGGGTGGCGGCGTTCCGCAGCCTACCCAGACGAACGACACCTTCGAAGTCATCATCGCCTATATTCGGGTTCCCAGGGGAGCCAAGACAAATGCCGACTTCGAAGTCACGGACTGCCGAGGTAGGGTTGGCGCTCAGTATGCTCAGTGGGCTCAGAGCGTCATGCAGCCCAAGCAGATCGCGCTGAATAACAAGAACGACTTCCTCAACGCCTTCAACAACGACCCGAATCTCAAGCGAGTCATTACTCGGGGCAACAACCTGGGACGAGTCATGACGCCCGCCCAGAAGGCAGCCATCCGGAACGGGACGTTCGACGGCTTGTGGTTGGGGGACTACTGGCAGTACAACGATAATTCTTGCAAGTGGATCATCGTTGACTTCGACCGATGGCTGGACTACCCGAATGGCGAGAATCAGCACCGAATCACGGTCATGAGTGACCGCAACCTCGGAATCGACAATATTGGCGAATCTGGATGGTGCGAATACGGCTGGAACGGCTCCAAGATGCGACGGGACTATTCCAATGGCATGGTGCGCTTCGCCACGCTTACCCAGGTCTTCGCCATGTCGGACTTCCGGACGTTCCCTGTTATGGAGCCGCACGGATACGAGAATACCGGAAACGCCTGGGAGCGAACAGAGAAGGACTGGACCTGGGAGTACCCGCAACTCACCATTCCATCCGAGTTCGAGATGTTCGGCTCGTATCTCGTGCACAACCGCATCAACGGTGACACTCACACTATCGGTCCGATCTCTCGTCAGTTCTCGTATTTCCGTGTTGGCAACCCGATTCCGACCCCGGGCGAGTCCTTCTGGCTCCGGGATCAGATCTCTAAGGACTACTTCGGCCTGTACTACGGCGATCAGCGTCGAGTCACTTGGGCCCAGTGGACCGAAAAGTACGGAGTGCGCCCAATCGTTTCTATCGGAGGCTAAATGTCTCATACTGTGGAGCTGGTGATCACCATATTCGGCTCCGTTCTCACCAGTACTGGTCTCTGGGCGTATCTCCAGAAACGTGCGGAAAGGCATGATGCCAAGACGCAGCTGATGCTGGGTCTAGCGCACAACCAGATCGTGGCTATGGGAACCGCATATCTGTCCCGTGGTTACATCACCATCGATGAGTTTGAGGACTTGCAGAAGTATCTGTATCAGCCCTACCACACTTTCGGCGGAAACGGGACTGCCGAAAAGGTAATGGACGCCGTGAACCGGCTTCCGATCCATTTTCCTGACACCCGAAGAAAGGACAAGCGCTATGTCGCTGTCGAATCAGACCTACAACACTCTGAAGTGGATTGCTCAGATCCTGCTTCCAGCCCTCGCCACCCTGTATCTCGCCCTGGCGGGTTTGTGGGGTTTCCCTCACACTGAGGCGGTTGTGGGCACCATCACCGCTCTCGACACTTTCCTGGGCGCTCTGCTCGGTCTCGCGGCCAAGAACTACGAGCCCGCGGTTGACGGCGTGCTCCATGTGGACCACAAGAACCAGGAGGTCTACGCCGCTCTGGAGACCCCCGCTCAGGACATGACCAAGAAGGACACGGCCACTCTGAAGGTCTCCGAGGTCTGACGATCCGCGGGATCGACATGGTCTATAATGATACCCCTCATTTGAAAGGAATACCATGTCCGACACCAAGCCGAACACCAAGAAGGCCCTCGAAGAGGCTTACGCTTTCATCGACGGCATGGATCCCGACAGTGAAGCCTATCGCGAAGCTCTCCGCAGCATCAAGGAGCTTGAGCAGATTCAAGACGCAAAACACCGTCGTTTCTGCCCCAGCCCCGATGCCGTGGTGGGCGCCGCCGGCTCCATCCTCGGAATCCTCGCCATCGTGAAGGCTGAGCAGATCTTCCCAGTCGCCTCCAAGGCACTCGGATTCGTCGCCAAGATCCGCATCTGAGACACGAAAGACCTAGGACCCCACAAGGGTTCTAGGTTTTTCGCAAAGCTTCTAATTTTCGAAATCCAAAAATTCCCGGGTGGGAAAATTGGAACGCGGATTTTGCAAGGGCTATAACGAGACCCCTCACGAAAGGAATGCATCATGTCCAACATCTTCATCGCATTCGGTTTCATCTCCTTCGTCATGTTTCTGTACACCGTCTACTCCCAGGCGCAGCAGATCAAGGCTCTCAAGAAGACCGTCCGCCGCCAGCGGCACCTTCTTAAGTTTGCTTCAGATCAGCCCACCCAGGACTACGACGAAGTAGAGAAGTATCTCGAAGAAGATTGGGCCGAGATCGAGAAGATCTTCCGACAGAACTCTACCAAGAAGTGACTCTCACGCCTAGAACCTTCACGGGTTCTAGGTTTCTCGCAGGATAAGCAGGGCCTATAATGAGACCCATAGACCGAAAGGACTGATCATGCTGATCTCCCGCCTCGTCGAGAACCTTGTAAAGTCTGTCATCTACTGCGTTGGCATCTACGCCATCGTCAAGTGGGTGCTTGGACGCTACAGCGTCTCGAAGAAGGATTTCCCCACTCCCAGCCACTTCGACACAAATCTCTAACATCACCCCTAGAACCCAACCCGGGTTCTAGGTTTCTCGAGAAAGGAACGCACATGGACGAGCCGGTAATCCCTGAGATTGAATTCCACGATCAGGATCCCATCACCAATACGCAGAAGGTCACACTCAAGGTCCCCAACCACGTCGACCCGATGGTCGCCAAGCAGATGCTCCGCAATGCTCTCAGGGATCCAGTCGCCATTGAGAATTGGCGAGTAGAGCTTAGCAAGATCGAGGAGGAGAGCAAATGAACCCCGCATTCATCAAGGCTACCCAGGACTTCGTCGTACGCAACTCGCACCATATCCTCACCGGACTGGCGCTGCTGGGGCTCGGGGCGTCGGTCGCTCTGAGCGTCCATGCGGACCGCCAGATGCAGGAGTGGGATATTGACGACTTCAAGCGTCTCACCAAGGAGCAGCGAATCAAGATCTACGCTAAGATCTACGCTCCTCCGGCCATCGCCATATTGGCCACAGGCGCTTGTGTCATCAGCGCTCACAGCATCTCGGTCAAGCGCGAGTCGTCCCTGCTCCTTGCCTATGAGGGCACGCGTCAGGTGTACGACCGTTATCGCGCCTCCGTCCAGGATCGCCTTGGTCCGGAGGAGAAGACGATCTCCCAGAATGCCGCGTCCAAGATGGATCCATATCCTCGTGATGCGGCTGTGGTTTGCGGTGAAGGCGACGTCCTATTCTACGACGCCTACAGCGGCCGTTATTTCAAGTCCACCGTTAACAAGATCGACCGGGTCGTCAACGAACTGAACTACACTCTCCTCCGTGAGATGTGTGTCAGCCTCAACGAATTCTACGCCGGAATCGGCCTCGAGGGTATTTCCTTGGGCGACCAGCTCGGATGGAATGAGCAGAGGCAGATCGAGGTACACTATGGTGCCCAGGTCTCGGATGACGGGAAGGCCGTAGTGGTGGTCGATTTCGTCGTCGAGCCCACTGAGAAGTGGTTCAAGCTTTCGTGAAAGGAGCACGGTATATAACGAGACCCATCTAGAAAGGAATGACCATGAGTTTCAAAGAGACCACCGGATACAAGGTCGTATCCCTTGTCGCCTCGGCATCCGCCAGCATCACTGCCGGTGCCGTTGTCGGCGCTCTCTGCCCTCCAGCCGGAGTGGTATTGACCGCCATCTACGGCGTCGGTAGTAGTGTCCTTGGTACATATGTCGGCGACAAGGCCGGACGACAGTACGCCGAGACCCTTGCCGAAACCATCGACTCCATCCAGACACCTCAGACCAACTAAACCCCCTATGCCCTCTAACACAGGGCATAGGCTTTCGCAAATTCTGCACGCACTATAATGAGACCCCATCAACTCGAAAGGAACTCTCATGTCCGAGAACACCGTTGCCACCACCGTTCCGACCCCCGAGACCGTTGAGGACGAGACCCCCATCGTCACCGTCAACTGGACCAAGCTCGGTGCCGTCGCCAAGAAGAGTGCGCGTTACGTGCTGCCCGCCGCAGCCGGTTTCGCCGCGCTCGTCCTGGTGAAGGCCCTCGCTTCCAACAACGATGACGACGAGACTCCCGCCATCTCCGGCTCGGACGACGACGTCGTGGACGCTGAGCTCGTCGAAGAGACCGACGACTGATACTACTCACCCCTAGAACCCAACTCGGGTTCTAGGTTTCTCATTTTTCAGAAAGGACGAACGATGGAGCTTCAGGCGGCCGTGGTGGTTACTCTCACCGAGAACGGCAAGACCGTCAAGCGCGTCATCCAGAAGAGCGACAAGTTCGACGAGAAGACCTCGTGGGACCATATTGTCAAGCAGACCAAGTCGCTCGCAGCCACTACTCTCAACTCGATGGACTGAAAGGTATATCCATGATCAAGATGAACGTCAGCGCCGAGACCTTCGACGGCGACATGGTCACCGAGACCCTCTGGTTTCACATGAACAAGGTGGACCTGATTGACCTGCAGCAGTCGCAGCCCGACGGCTTCGTCGACACGCTTCAGGCGTTCATGTCTCGCAAGCCTGAGGACTGGACCACGAAGGACAAGTTCAAGCTGTTCGACTACTTCCGCACCATCGTTGACAAGGCCTACGGTGAGCGGTCGTCTGACGGCAAGCGATTCAGCAAGTCGCCGGAAATCCTCGCCCGCTTCAAGGACAGCATCTTCTACGATGAGTTCGTCCTGAGCCTGCTGGAGGACGAGAAGAAGAGCATCAAGTTCTTCAACGGCGTCATGCCCAAGGCGCTCCTTGAGCAGGCAAAGAAGGAGCGGCCGGACGTATTCAACCAGATCGAGGCCTGAGAAACCCGAGCGGGGCCCTGGGGAGACCTGGGGCCCCGCATATCAGAAGGAGCGAACATGACCGATAACGTACCCGTGAGGGGCGATTTCCCCTCCAACTCACGGAAGACCAAGCCTGCCGTCGAAAGGGTCGTCAAGACTCCGGCGCGTATTGACAAGGGCAGTCTCGGCAAGCAGGCGCTTCAGGCGTTCTTCGCCGAGGACATTAAGGAGGTGGCCAACTACCTTCTCTGGGATATTGCCCTGCCCAGCGTCAAGAACGCCGTGAGCGATATCTTCACATCCGGGATCGACCGGCTGCTCTTCGGAGGCGACGGCGGTCCTCAGCGGTCTCGCAGCAACAAGACCTACACTTCGTATTCCAATCGGACTTACGGACGTCGTGAGACTCCAACCGAGCGGACGTACACTCAGAGGGACCGTCGGGAGCACAATCTCGAGTCCATCATATTCGCAACCCGTAGTGAGGCCGAGGATGTCCTGAATCACCTGATCAGCATCTGCGACCAGTACGACGTGGCGACTGTGGGAGACCTCTACGGCATGGCCGGCATTTCCCAGTCGTACACCGACGAGAACTGGGGATGGCGGGATCTCCGAAGCGGACGCGCTGTCCGTTCCCGCAATGGATACATTCTCGATCTACCGAAGCCGGAGGACGTCCGATGAACGATGACGAAGAGATGACAGTTGTCTACGGGCTTACATCCATATTCCTATCCATCTTTATCTTTCTCCTCATCCTCGCAGGTCTAGGATCCCTGCCGGTCTGGGTCATATTCGCAGGCCTAATAGTCATCAACGCCATTCTCATCGCAGGGATCGTGAACGACATAAGGAACAACAAATGAGCGTCGAGCAGATGCGCGCTAAGCTGCGCCAAGCATACGGAGGATCGGCGGCGTGGGTCGCCAAAGTTGACCGCATGAGTGACGGTCAGGTAATCGCAGTCTACAAGAGCCTTAACGAGAGGAAGTACTTCGTATCATGAGTCTTACAGTTATTTCGCGCCTCGCCGGTAAGGGCGCTCTCATCGTCTCCAAGCACGCTCCCGCCATCTTGACGGGTCTGGGGATCGCCGGCTTCACCGCAACCGCAGTCCTCACAGCCAAGCAGACGCTGAGCGTCGGCGAGGTCACCTGGGAGGACCTAAACGAGCTGTCGACAGTCAAGGCGGCTGAGGACGAGGAGAAGTTCGATAAGCGGGAGATTCAGATCGCCAAGGCTCGTGCCTGGGGCAACCTGACGAAGCACCTTGTTAAGCACTACGCCCTGCCGCTGAGCCTGGGAACGGCCTCCGCCATTTCTCTGATCCTGGCGCACCGCATTTCTGCGCATCGGATTGCCGGTCTGTCCATGGCCTACGCCGGTCTCGAGGAGTCCTTCCGCAACTACAAGGACCGTATCGAGGAGGGCTTCGGCAAGGAGGAGACCGAGCGTATTCTCGCCGAGGCTGACGCCAACGCCCTCGACAAGGCGAAGATGGACTACTACAACGAGACGGGGCGCGAGTTCCAGCTCAAGCCTGAGGAGTTCATGCGTGAGCTCGGCGTCTCGCCATATGCTGTCGTGTTCGACCAGAACGCGAAAGCCTGGGAGGGGAACGAGGACTACAGCCTCATGATCCTCCACGCTCAGGAGAACTACGCCAACGACATCCTGCGGACTCGTGGGTATCTGCTCCTGAACGATGTGTACAAGGGCCTCGGCCTGCCTCCGACCTCTGCCGGTTCCGTGGTCGGCTGGGTGTACGACAACGAGGACGGCGACGGCATCGTCGAGTTCGGCAACTTCGAGGTATTCAACTACCGCGACTACGACCCGGTCCTCGGACGCGAGGTCACCAAGTTTGTCCTCGACTTCAACGTCGACGGCGTTATCTACGACCAGATTGACCGGGTGGCAATTCGATGAAGGTAGCATTTCTGATCCTTATCGGTTTTGCCATCGGTCGAGCAACTAAACGAAAGGGACGCTAATGAATCTACTACCGGCGCTCGTCGTCGGTCTTACGGCAGGATTTCTTGCCGTGCAGGACTTAAAGGGCGAGAAGAAGGAGCCTGTAAAGAAGGCTGTAGAAACTCCGGTCGAGCCGGAGGAGGAAGTGAAGGAGCCGACGATGGACGAGTATGAGGAGATCGTCAACGACGAGTATCTCGGCATCACCATGGAGGACGACCTCTCCGAGATTATGGGAGAGGATTTTGAGGAAGAGGACGACGAGGAGGTCGCGGAGGGGGACACCGTCCGGGCCATCTCCGAGCAGGAGTACGACGAGGGCGCATTCGGATTTGAGCGCGTCAACTTGATGTATTTCGTCGACGACGAGGTCCTGTGCGACACGGACATGATCACGATCGACAACAAGAACGAGTGGCTCGGGGACGTCGATCTTATACTCGGACCAGATGAGATCACGGTCATGTGGATCCGCAACTTCAACCTCTCCTACGATATTCGCCTCGAGGTCGTTGAGGACTCGTACTCAGGATCCCACTGATGGAAGACGAGTACTTCGACTTCCTAGTCTCATTCTTGGGGGAGGACGAAAACCAGCTGCCGAGCATGTTTGACAGCTACTTCCTCCTGATGAAGCTCTACCGTACCGAGTTCCGCTACTCCGCCATGATGGACCGCAATCGGGACATGGATGGTCGTGAGTGGCGGAACCGCTACGGCGGCGAGCTCCCGCCGGCATTTCTCAAGCGCCCGGCTAACGTTCTTGAGGTTCTTCTCGGGCTGGCCGATCGTATGGCGTTTGAGCTGGACGATGACGAGGGCCCTGCTCCTTATTTCTGGGAGATGATAAACAACCTCGGAATCAACTTCATGGACTGCGACGTCATGCTGGACGACAAACTCGATCGAAAGGTCGAGAAGGCTATCAACCGATGGATGAGTCGTCAGTACGATTCCCACGGACGCGGAGGCATATTCCCTCTCAAGTATGTTCCCGAGTTCTACGAGTCGGGGGAGTTCCCGAACCAGAACCGCCTTGAGCTCTGGTATCAAATGCAACTCTACCTCGCGGAGAACTACGACATATAAGGAGTCAAATGGATTTCTACGAGATCAAGGAGCGAGCCCTGAAGTCGGGCACCACCGAGGTACGGCCGGCCTGGCGTGTGCACCAATTCAAGGATCTCATGGTTCGTGGGAAGACCTTCTATGCCGTGTACAATCCAGAGACGCACTTCTGGAGCACTCACGAGTACGACCTGATCCGTATCGTGGACGCCGACGTGACCCGTCGATTCCAAGAGGCCTCGAAGAGAGTCGACGGGTCCGTCTGGGCACGGTATCTGGGGGACTACGACTCCAAGACATATTCCGACTACAAGGCGTGGATGTCCAAGCTCCCGGACGTCTACCAACCGCTCGATGGCAAGATACTGTTTGCCAACCAGACTCCAAGAAAGGAAGACTACGCAACCAGAACACTCTCATATTCTCTGAGCGACGACCTATGCCCCGCCTATGAGGAGCTCATGAGTACCCTCTACGATCCGGACGAGAGGGAGAAACTCGAGTGGGCCATAGGATCTGTATTTACGGGGGATTCTACCTGGATCCAGAAGTTCTTCGTGCTCTACGGATCTGCTGGATCAGGTAAGTCGACCGTATTGAACCTCATCTCGAGACTGCTGGATGGGCATATCGCGCAATTCGACGCGGCAGCTCTCGGGCGCCCTAGCGACCAATTCGCCCTTGAGCCCTTCAAGTCGAATCCTCGGGTGGCCATTCAGCACGACGGTAACCTCGCCCGGATCAAGGACAATAGTCGCCTGAATAGCCTCGTATCTCATGAGCCGATGGTTATGAACGAAAAGGGGAAATCCCTCTACACGTTCAAGTCCGAGGCGATGTTATTCCTAGGTACTAACCTACCGGTCCTTATAACCGACTCGAAGAGCGGACTGACGAGGCGTCTTATCGACGTTGAGCCTTCCGGACGAAAGCTCGATATTCGTCGGTACAAAGAGATCATGTCTCAACTCGAGGCCGAACGGGGTTCTATCGTAAAGCGCTGCGTAGAACTCTATAAGTCCAAGGGTCCGTCGTATTACGACGACTACAAGCCCATCGGCATGATGAGTAAGACCAATCCTATCTTCAACTTTCTCGATTTCTATCAGGACGAGTTAGACGATGAGGATGGTGTCGCGCTTAAGCGCATCTATGAGATGTACAAGGAGTACTCCCAGACATATTCGGACGGAGCTATGTACCCCATGTACAAGTTCAAGGACGAGATCCGGGATTACTTCGAGGAATTCCACGATCGCATCATGGTCGATGGAATCAGTAGGCGCAAGGTGTACAAGGGGCTATTGAAATCCAAATTTTCCCAGGGGGAGAAGAAGGAGAACCCGATTCCGGACTGGACTGAAATGAAAGAGCAGCCGTCATATCTTGACGAGCTCTATAAGGACCGTCCGGCGCAGTACGCCAATGAAAACGGCCTCCCGGCGAAACGTTGGGACGACGTCACGACGACACTGAAGGACTTAGACACTAGAAAGGAGCATTATGTCCTCGTACCCGAGCAAGACGTCGTCATCGACATCGACCTCGACAAGGACAGAGACAGGTGTCTGGAAGAGGCTCAGCGGTGGGTTCCCTCCTATGCTGAACTCAGCCGATCGGGGGGTGGAATCCACATCCACTATCGATATTCGGGGGATCCTTCCGTACTTTCACGGTTGGTGCGGCCGGGAGTCGAGTGCAAGGTCTACTCAGGCAAATCTGCCCTCCGTCGACGCCTCACCGAGTGCACCGCCCACCAGGGCCTTACCACGGTTGAGGACGGATATCTTCCCGTCAAGGAGAAACCCTTGATCCGTCAGGAGATCATGCAGAACGAGAAGTCCATCCGAAAACTCATAGAGCGGAACCTGCGGAAGGAGTTCCACCCTGGGACGAAGCCCAGCATCGATTTCATCATGAAGGTGCTTACGGACGCCAAGGAGTCTGGGATGGACTACGACGTGTCGGACATGAGGCAGAAGGTCCTTACGTTCGCCATGAAGTCCACTCATCAGGCCGACTACTGTATCAAGCTGGTGCAGGAGATGCCGTTCTCCTCGGAGAGCGACCATGAGGAGACCTATGAGGAGCCGGACGACGATACCCCGATTATTTACGACGTCGAGGTATTCCCGAACCTGTTCCTTGTGAACTGGAAGGTTCGGGGGTCCGACAAGATCCAGAGGATGATCAACCCGACTCCAAACGAGATCTCTGATCTTGTGGAGCGGAAGCTCGTAGGATTCAACAACCGCCGGTACGACAACCATATCCTCTACGGTCGCATCCTGGGTTACTCGAACATCCAGCTCTATCACCTCTCTCGTAAGATCATCAACAACCTCATCAAGGAAGGGTTCCGAGAGGCCTATAACCTGTCCTATACCGATATCTACGACTTCGCCGCCAAGAAGCAATCCCTCAAGAAGTGGGAGATCGAGCTGGGTATCCACCACAAGGAGCTCGGCCTTCCCTGGGATGAACCGGTGCCGGAGGAGATGTGGGAAGAGGTCGCCGCATATTGCGACAACGACGTCATCGCCACAGAGAAGGTATGGGACCATCTGGAGGCGGACTGGGAGGCCCGTCAGATCCTCGCTGCGATTGCGGGTCTCCCTGTTAACTCTAGCACCAACAAGCTGACCACTCAGATCATATTCCAGGGTCAGCGGGACACTCAGAAGTACTTGCAATACACGGACCTGTCGGAGATGTTCCCCGGCTACAAGTACGAGTACGGCAAGTCGACATATCGTGGCGAGGAGGTCGGCGAGGGCGGCTACGTCTCCTCCGAGCCTGGATGCTATGAGAACGTGGCCTTGTTGGATATTGCGTCGATGCACCCAACATCGATCGAGAACCTCCAGCTGTTCGGGCCCTACACCAAGAGATACAGCGAGCTCAAGAAGGCTCGTATCTTGATCAAGCACAAGGAACTCGACGAGGCTCGAAAGATCCTGAATGGGGCGCTGGCTCCATATCTGGACGACGACTCTAACCTCGACGCTCTGGCCTATGCGCTGAAGATCGCACTGAATTCGACGTACGGACTCACCGCCGCCAAATTCGACAACCCACTCCGAGACCCCCGGAACGTGGACAACATCGTCGCCAAGCGCGGCGCTTTGTTCATGGTCGACCTGAAGCATTTCGTTCAGGAGAAAGGATACACCGTTGCACATATCAAGACAGACTCGATCAAGATCCCGAACGCCGACGATCGCATCATTTCGGAGGTCTTCGAGTTTGGGAAGAAGTACGGCTACACATTCGAGCACGAAGCAACCTACGATCGTATGCTGCTCGTCAATGACGCCGTCTATATCGCACATGACAAAGACGGTTGGCACGCAACCGGCAAGCAGTTCCAAGAGCCGGTCGTCTACAAGACTCTCTTCACCGGAGATCCTCTGGCTCTCGAAGATGTCGCCCAGACACGATCGGTTACTACACGAATGCTGCTTGAATTCGATGAGAACGACCGAAAGTTCGTCGGACGCGTCGGGCGCTTCATTCCTGTTAACCCAGACACTCCCGGGGCCGGTCGACTTGTACGAGAGAATCATCGAGTGGACAGCGAGGGTAATGAGATTATTTCGTACGGCGATGTCGGAGGTTGCAAGGGGTATCTCTGGCTTGATTACGAAGACGCCGGAGACGACTGGCGAGCTAAGCTGGACAATCGATATGGAAGGGAACTCGTGGACGCTGCCCGAGGGCAAATTCAGAAGTATACGGACGTCGATAGCTTCCTAACAGTATGAATCGCGAGATGGGCAGGGCATATAATGAGACCCCCACCAGAAAGGTACTGCCATGTCCTGCCCCTCCCTCGCCCGCCAGTACGTCCTCACCAACCTTGCTGAGATGGGTGTTGGCTTCGCCATAGCCACGTTCGCCTACTACGCGACACGCGACTACTGCGACCAGCACCGCCTCTCAGCAACCAAAGAGGACATGCTCGCCATGGCCAAGAACATCTGTGACACATTCAAGACCAACTGAACCAACCTCACACTTAGAACCCAACCCGGGTTCTAGGTTTCTCGATAGAAAGGAACGAACCAATGCTCTCCTCTGTTTACGACGGCGGCCAGACCGCTAATGATATCCTTGTTGGATACACCAGCTACCTTCGAGACGAGGTGGCGAACCTGAAGGACGACGAGATCAAGGAGCTCATCGATAAGCTCGAGTGCTGTGACCGCAGTAGCTATGGTCACTACCGTCGCCAGACAGTCCAGAACCTCCTCGATATCTGCCGTACTGAGCTGGACGACCGGGACCTCGTGCGCTGCCTTGTAGAGGCGGGTCTCGTTGTCGGAATAAACTCCATTGAGGGGGTCTCTGATGAGTGACAATTCCACCGAGCTCTCAGAGCTTGCGACGGTCCGTCTTATTCATGGCAGCCAAGTAGCCATCGAGTCATTTCTGTCGTCTCTTCCGTCGATGATCGAGAAGACTACGGATAGCGAGCTCTGGTCGTTCATCTGCAAGGTCGACCTCCTTCAAGAAGAGCTCGGTGACCTACTAAATCCTTCGCAGGAGGACTGGATCAAGAGGCTCTACGATATTCTCATAGAGGAGTGGGACGCTCGGTGGCTCCTCATGCGCCTCCACGACCACGGCATCATCCGCCTAGAGAGGAGACCATGAAGTACGATCTTTATTCGCCTCCTTATTTCGTCGACCAAGTTCTATCCCAAGACTACTACCCCATAGAAAGGAACACGACATGGCCGTCAACACTTACACTATCAAGAACGCCCGACTTCTCTTCCGCAACTTCGCTGGCGAGAAGGACCGCTTCGGAAACACAGCTCGCACCTTCTGCGTTATCCTCCCTGACGATGCCGTCGACGACTTCCGGACCGAAGGGTTCAACATCAAGACCCTGAAGCCTCGGGACGACACGGAGGAGCCCCTTCCCTATATCAAGGTGAAGGTCAACTTTGGAGGCCGTCCGCCCAAGATTGTCTCGATCATCGGACGTACTCGTACGCTCCTGAACGAGCAGACAGTCGGCGCCCTCGATTTCGCAGACCTAGAGCGAGCCGATATTGCCCTCCGCCCCTACCACGGACGTACTCAAGCTGGAGTGGAGTTCTGCTCGGCATATCTTGACAAGGGTTTCTTCACCATCGTAGAGGACGAGCTTGAGGCTATGTACGCCGAGGACGCCGACACCGAGGAGGTTCCGTTCTGATGCCGCTCGAAGTCAAGCTCTTCAACCCTCGCCGTAGCGTCTGTGAGGCAGTCAAGATCACGAACGACAATCTCCGTCTGGTCCGCAACTGGGCCGCCAGCGACGAGGAGATCAAGGCCCACCTTCACCCAGGGGCCATCGGCAAGTGGATTATCCGTCGTAGCGACAACAAGTTTGACCTCATGACTGAGGGTCAGCTTTGGGGCCTCTACGAGCCGATCCTGCACTGACATCCATATCCACGGGGGCCCTGGGGAGACCTAGGGCCCCCATACCCACTAGAAGGAACGAACGCATGCTCAAGAAGCTTTATTTCCACACATACGAGGGCCGTAGCTACGACTTCGACATCGTCGCCACAACCAAAGTCGACAAGCCCGGGTTCACCGAGTGGATCGTACAGGTCGATACCAATAACGAACTCGGCAGCCATGAGGTCCAGGTCAATACCGATGACTGCACATTCGACGTCGTCGGAGGCGACTCTCTGATTATCTGGGAACTCCCTCCCGTTGAGGAAGAACCCGACAAGTGGACCATTAATGTCAAATCCAACGCCGATTACATCGAGAACTGGAGCGTTAGAGGAAAGATACGTTGGACAGAAGATGGTAGCCTCGAGATTTTGAAAGATGATGGCCACCGGGTTCG